TATTAATATGCCACAGAATACGATTATTAGGCTGAGCTGCATAATTGCCGTTATCAAGAGCCAATATATGCGCACACTTATGTTCTTGAGGTATTTGAGAATGCTCCACATCAAGAATATTAGGTTCAGGATGGGCCCAATCAACAGTGAATAAATAATTTCCTGGATAAAAGTTTTTATCCTTTCCACGATATTTACCATCTACACCAGCAAGAAAATCAAAGACATGCACACTAGGCCAATAACTAAAACAGTTCCACAACTGTAATTCGTCGACCGACATATCCGGCACTTCGGATCTAGAAAAACGTTTTTGGAAAAACGCTGAGATAGGCAATCTATAATAGACTGCACCGTTGGGAAGCAATGCATGAAATAAGAGAGCACGACCTGAAATAGAGCAAAGACCAAAGACAACACATTCACGCTCGCCTTTTTTATCCATGTCCATATCATAAAGATACTCGGTTTTAATTTTACAATATATCGGTGGTATATTCGCGTTAAGATAGGCCATACTTTTATCCTTATATCATCATCCATTTATCTCTCCCCATGTTTTACCATATTCATAGTCAACTTTATTTGGGACAGCTAGTGTAACAGCATTTTCCATAATTTCAATTATCTTTTTAGCTTGTTCTTCAGATTCAATAGAAATATCCAATTCATCATGTATTTGTATATGAGGTATAATGCCTTCATTATATAAATCTAACATTGCTTTCTTAGTCATATCAGCTGCTGATCCTTGAATAAGTTTATTTAAAGCTTTGTAAGTCATAGCTCTTCTAATATTTGCTTTTGATGCTTTAGGATATTTTTCAAAATAAGCTGCTTCTGCATCTGGTTTACTCATAGGTGCAGTAAACTTTCCATTATTCCATTCTGCTATTTCCCATTTATCAAATCTACATCTACGTCCTAACAGTGTACCAATAGATCCTGATTTTTGAGCCAGTTGAGAAGTCATATTCATTAACTCTCTAACGAAAGGTACGTTGTTATGATATTGATTAAATAAATTTTCTGCTTCAGATTTAGTGGATAGACCTAATTCAGCTTGAAGTTTTGCCTTACCCATACCATAGAATAATCCTAAGTTAATTGTTTTAGCTTGTGTTCTAGATATATTCGCCATGTCTGCAACTGTTTGGTGAAAGTCTACAGAATTGCTCTCAAATTTTTTTACAATTTGATTAACAGATTCATCATATTTAATTGGATCTGTCATTGCTGCATAGTGCACCACTAATCTTGGTTCTTGTTGTGAATAGTCAAAACAACCCCAAGTATGATCTCTTTCAGGTAAAAATAAAGATCGTATCATAGGACCTAAATCTTTATTTCTTGCAGGAATTTGTTGTAGGTTAGGATTAGAATAACTAAATCTACCTGTTACTGTTCCCCCTTGATCAGATCTAATAGGATTAATATCTGCATGAATTCTACCCCTATGTTCATGTTTTAATATTGTATCAATAAAAGTTGTATGTGCCTTATTGATTTCTCTTGCTTTTGCAATTTTCTGTACTATTGGATGCGGATGTTCAGACAAAAAATTTTTAGTAAAAGAGGGTGCTTGTGATTTCAAAGTTCTTTCGTAAGGTAAATTCAATTTATCAAAAACTTTTGCAATTGATCGAGCAGCCCAAATCTGAGGCTCAACTCCTGTTTCTTTTTTTACTGACAAAAGTAACGAGTTTTCTTCTTCTGTTAATTTTTGCTTGGTTTTATATGCAGTTTCAACATCTACTCTAACACCTTTAAATTTCATATCGACTAAACATGGAAACAATTGTGTTTCCAGGTCAAATATTTTTTCTAAATTTTGTTTTTGTATATGTCCTGATAAATGTTTAAATAATTTTAAAGTTAACGCCGCATCTTTTTCTGCATAAGCTCCGACATCCATAGCTGGAAGTTTATACATTTCAGATTTAGCATCAACACCTGCAGCAGCTGCTGCTTCTGTTAAAGCTTTTTCATCTTTAACTTCACCTAGATAATCAAAACCAACACTATTCAAAGAATAAAATAATCTATTCTCATCAATTAAAGATGCCATTACCATTGTGTCAATAATATGTCCTTTAATTTCTATTCCATATGCTCTTAACCAACATACGTCATACATTGCGTTGTGAAAAATTTTTGTATTTGTTGCTTTACAAATATCCTTAACATAATCTAATACAATTTTTTTATCTAAATTTCCTTCTCTATGTCCTATTGGATAATAACCAGACCAACCTTCTACAGCTAATGCAACACCAATAATTTCTCCTTCACCTATGACTGCACCTGACCCTCTTGATTTTAAATTTGGATCTCTTGTCTCTAAGTCAATTGCAACGTAAGAATATTTTGATAAATCTGGAAAAGTATCGGGTACTGTCCATTCAGTCTGTGCAGTAAACATTATAATTTCTCCAATAGTACGTTTTCTCCTGATGATTTTCTTTTAGGATTTATTTGTTTAAAAACACCTTGATCTATTTTATATGCAAGATATTTAACATAATCAGGTAGGTAGGCATCATCAATTAAAAGCCTCCCACCTTTATTTAAGTTTTTTTCTGACCAATCAATATCAAAATAAAAATCATTTAAACCATGTCCACCATCAACATGAATAAAATCTATATCTACATTTAATTTTTTACCTTTTAAAATGTCCTGACTACTACCTTTTGTAAACCCAAATCTATCTTTGAATTTTTTATATAGATGTTCAGCGCAAGGTAGGGTGTATGCATATCTACATATATCTAAAGATATTAATTTCATTTTAGGATTAGCTGTTAACATAATTGTAGAACTGTGACCTGCATTAAAACCTATTTCTAAACCAAATGTTCTATCTTCAACGGCTTCTCTTAAATATTGTCTTTTCCAAGATCTCTCTTTTATTGGCTCAGATTTTTCATTCACAACTGTGTTATGTAAGAAACAATAATTACCTTCTAAAGGACCGTTAACTATTTTATTCAACTCTGCAATATTTTCTAGTTCTTGTTTTCCATGTGTTTCTTCACACATAGGTACATTTTTAGGGTAATAGTCAAAATAGTTTACTTGGTCACTCATGATATACTCCAGATTAATTTTTGCCATTTAAAAAACAATAGACTTGTCCAAAGTGTAAAAGTTAGTAAATCTGCTTTAGCTAACATTATTTCTTTTTACCCATGTCTTTCATCTTTTTAATTTCTAATTCACAATAGTGAATAATTTTTTCTAAATCTTGTATGCCATTTTTATTCATATAACGACACACATACTTTATTACATTTCCTTGAAAGAAAGACAAGTCATTCTTGGAAATAAATTCATACGGCTGTATGTGAAAGTCCTTGTAGTGACTCCCGCCTATCTGCTTATCTTGTGGAAACACTTCGTCAAACATGTTTTTATCTGTCATATTATTTCTTCTCCTATGTTGTATTGATATTCATATCCTTGGTTCATTATAAATAAATTTTCTTTTGCTCGTGTAATACCAACAAAAAATAATCTATGTTCTGTATCTTTATTTTTTAATGATGCCTCGTATATGATTCTTTCTAAATCTGTAAATAGAATTACATTCTCTGATTCTTCTCCTTTAACAGAATGTATTGTAGATAATTTTATTCTCGCAGGTTTGCTTAGATCCTCGCCGCTCGTCACTAGCTCCTTGATGTAATCTTTTTGATAGTCTTTAAAATTTAATACAGACCAGTCTCCATGAGCTTCGAGTCCATGATTTAATCTTAATTCATCTATATCAACAGAGTCTACCGATGCTAGAGACTTGCCGCCTGAGAATCCATATTTAACATCTCCGTTTTCATATTTTAAATATTCATAAATATTTTGAGCTTCTTCTCCGGATATATTCGCACCTTTATTTAATCTATCCCAATCATTAATAGCGTTAACCACCTCAAAAGGTAATAAGTCATTGAATTTACAGTCAAATCTAATGCCTGTATTTTGTAAATAAGGTACTAATTTTTTCATTTGTTCATTAGTTCTAGTTAAAATCATCCATTGACCTTTGGTAAAATCAATATCTTCTATTTCTAAATTCTCTACAACAGAACCTTGCGCATCTCTAGGTAACCAAATCTTATCTCTACGTTCATCAATATTATCTAAAACAGATAATGCAAGTTTATGTACTGCACGTGGCACTCTTCTAGATTGAGTTTGATGATCGGGTGTCCCTTTAAGGTTTATAAATGTTTTAGGGTCAGCCCCTTGAAAAGCGTAGATAGCTTGATCGTCGTCCCCTGCAATGTAAGAACGTTTACATCGGGATTCAATGTAAAAAAACATATCCCATTGCAGAGGATTTAGATCTTGGGCTTCATCAAGAAAAACACAGTCAAGGGATGGACATAGTTTTTTCTCAACAAAATCTGAAATCATGTCTGAAAATTCAAACATGTTATAGTCTTGTTTATAAGATGTAATATCTAAATCTAATTGCTCTAATAAAGGCTCACTAATAAAATCTATTAAATCTAATTCTATTGCTGCATCTTGTAATTCTATTTTTCTAGATCTGGAATACTCTATAATTTTCATATATTGATTTTTATATTCGTGATGACCATTCTCATGTTCAACAGTTTCAAAATGCATATCTGTATGACCATATTTATTTTTAAACGCGTTCCAGTTTTTATCTTTTAATAATTGTGTAGTCGTATCTATGTTTAACATTTTAGTTCCCATTGAATGCATGGTACAAATCCATTCAAATTCAAAAGTTGGATATTCTTTTTCAATTCTTTCTCTTGCTTCATTTGCTGCTGCATTACTAAATGTAATGTAACAAATTTTTTTAGGATCAGTTTTATTTACAATCAATTCATTCTGTAAATGTTTATGAATTAATGTATGTGTCTTACCTGTTCCAGGAGGTCCCGCTATTACTGTTCTCATTCAAATGGGGCCTTTTCTTTTTCTTTCTTAACAGGTACATATTTTTCTACAGATATTTTTTCTACTGCCCAAACTTTTACACTTTTCTCAGTTATCTTTTTAACTTCTTGTCTTGCTTTAAATAAATCTTCTAATAATCTTATTGTTTTATTTTTTGGATAAGTTTTTTCTGACCAAGATTTAGTTCTAATTAAATATAACCAGAAATCTTTGAATTTAAAATAACTAACACCTTGCTCTGTATATGGTTTTCTTTTTAATATAGAATCCCAATCTTTACCATCACGACTAATAAAATCTGTTAGTATTTCTTTTAATTGAATATCAACTTTAGTATCATCAGGAGCCTTAATATAATCCATATTCTTCATTAATTTTGCTAATTGTTTTCTCCAAATTAATTTACCAACCGGAATTAAAGGTGTTCCAAGTTCTGTCATACAAACTACACTAAATTTTTCATGGTCATGTAAGGTAGGCGCATCAACTTCTATAGTATCTTCATCAACAGTTACAAAAAATATAGGCGGATCTGATTGATATTTTCTAATAGTTGTAATTGCAGGCATTCTAACCTCATCACCTTTTCCATATTTTTTTGTATAACAAAGTCTTTCATCACAAAAATTACAAATAGGTTTATCTTTACATTTAAAATCATAATCTTTCTTTTCAACTTGTGCTTTGACCCTTATAACATCATCAGATTTTAATGGTGGTTTAATGTATTTTTCATTATTGTATTCTTCAATATTATCTTGCCATCCCATCGGATCTACTTTTTTTAAATAGACTCCAATATTAAATAATCCATTATCGCGACCTGATGCTGCAACTTCTCCATTACCTTCTATAATAGGACCATTTTTAATTATAGTATTTAAACATGGTGGACCATCTGGAAAAGCTTCATCAGTTTTACTATCTGCTTTTGTTACTAATAAATCTCT